TGCTATTCCTATTTCTCTAATTACAAGTGGGGTAGGACTTTGATGTACATAATTTAAACAACCATGTAATCTTCTGATTGCTTTTGTTTCTCTGCCCACAGTAAGTTCTTCTGCTGCCAAATCATAAACACAGATACCATCGTCAAGTAATCTTTCTGGAGCACTTGTGGATATTGATGGAGGATCTGTTTGAGGTATTGGCATTGGGTCTACAATACCATAGTCGTACCAAACACATCTTCCAGGAAATACTTGCATGTTATCTGAATTTCTTGGAGCAGCTACATCCCAAAATACTGGAAAAAATATCATGCAGTTTGCTGTATCAAATGATGCGGCATATGGAAATGACGCAGCAACAGAAGCGGTTCTAACTCCATACATATTTGCTGAGTAATGTATGCGAAGTAAGTCACCTTGGTTTAAAACTAAATAAGGTGCTACGTCATATTGTACTTTTGCAGATGCGCCGATGCCCCAGTTCAAAGCATAACCTGCTCTACCATTTGCTGTGTTATCTTGTAAAGATCCTCCACCGCCAGTTCCTATAGTGAATGTATTTGTAGTTCCGTTATCCCATTTATTATAAGTATAGCGTGCATCACGCATAATTGGAGATGTTACTGGAAGCTGACGAATATCTATTCCTTCAGAACGAACATTGTCTTTATTGATCGCTGTGGTAGCAGTTGCAACAGCAGTAAACTTTGCGTTAACATCTGTTGCTACGACGTTAGTAGGAGCTGCTGGAGGGATTGGTGCTACGTTGTTTGTTAATATTTTTGACATTTTATCGGTACCTATTGATGGCTAAAAGATTTCCACCTGAGTAATAAGCCATTGGTCTTTGGAGAGTTGATCCAGAATTTCTTGATGGAAGTTTAAGGCCAATCTTTATTTCAGCGGGACCAGTTGCAACTGGAACTGCACCAACCAAATGTATTGTTCCCCATCTTTGATATAAGAAGTGTGTTTCTGATACAACGTTGTTATTTAAAATTATCTGCCATTGAACCCAGTCACCAGATGCATTACCTGTTATTGCCGTTGGATCAAACCAATACCAACAATTAAATTCTATATGAAGCATTCCTTCAACAAGCTGTACGGACTTTCCATAAAATTCATTGTATTCAAACCCACCAACATAGTTATCATAAATTAGACCATCAACAGTTGTGGTTGGAATTGTTTCGTCGTATTCGGTAATCCTACTTTCTTCCATCTTAACGTAAGACTGATAATACTGATGGAATGCGTAGTCTTCAAATTTATCAAATGGTATTGATTTGTCTGGAAGATTTTCTCTATCCATACCGTTGTTTAGAATTGAAGTAGATCCATTATAGATTGCATCGAACTCTTGTCCGTCTACAATATTTAATGGTCTTACTTCTCCTTGCTTAGATAATATAGGCATTCATTCTCCGTTAGTAGGCAGACTTAGGTCTTGCTGCTTTTGTTTCTGTTCCGCTTGCATTAAACTCTAGAGAATAATCAATTAGAATAAAGTCGTTGCTTGTCTGTATGCCGACAGAAAATGTTGAAGCCGCCATGTTTGCTACTGGGAATTTAAGCTGAGTGTAGAAAGGTATTTCCCATTTGGCAACAATCTGGTTTACATTTAATGGTGGAGAATAAACAAACTTTCCAGTAGAAGCATTATAGAAGTTTTGCTCTACATATTCTGGGCGTTGAGCTAAACCAAAGTTTGACTGTGTATAGTTGTAGTCCCAATCTTTATTGTAGAATACATTGTAGGTATTAGAGCCTTCAGTAAAACAGTTTAGATAAACTTGCTTAACATGTTTCTTTATCTGTCCAATTCCAAAGTTTAGGTTGGCACCGATCCACGTAGAAACTGGCGGTCCTTTTTCTTGTATTGTATAAAATGCAGGGTTTTGTCCAACTGCAGGATTATATATAAACGTATGACCAGCATTTCTACAACGAGAGATAAAGAATAATCCAGTTTCTGCTGGAACCATTCCAGCTGTTGGAAATGGAGCACCTACGGTTTGTCCTACATTGTGTCCAAATATAAGTTCTCCTCTAGCATCTACTGTTAGACATCCTACAGGAAAGCCTTCTCTTACTGACCAGGATTTCTTTTCCATATGAAATACTAGACCAAGATTATTTACAGGAGAACCATCAGCTGAGAAGTAAACATGATATTCTCTCCACTTCTCAGAGTATGCTCCAGATGCTTTTGCAATCATTGACTTAGATATTCTTGAAATAGTATTTACAATTGGACCAGATATCTTTGTGCAAGTCATTTCAGACCCACCATCAAGACCACCAGCAATCAAGAACACTCCGTCTGGGCTGAGAAAAATAACACCAGCTTCTGGTATGAGTGCTACGGAGTGCAGTGCTCTTGTTCCTATTCCCTGTACAAATGGAGAAATTGTAAATCCAGTTAGAACATCTCCTCGTACTAAGTCAATTGCGTTTTCTCTAAAGACAAGCAAGTTATTGTAGTATGTAAATAATCCAGTTATATCGCCACCAGAACGCGATCCTACGTCGAAGAAGTCGAGTGCTCTGAACTGATCTGGCTTGAGTGGCTGGCTATAGTAGATCCTTGTAGGGTCTGCTTGACCACCATCAAGAAATAAACAGTTCTTAAAAGTGGCAGAGAAACGTGTGGAAGGAGCAGGAAAAAGAATAGAGGCATCATCATCTGGAGCTACCGATCCAAGTCTTGTATCTTTTGTGTAGTCAACATAATTAGTCTCGTTGTTGTTTGTGATTGTATCGCAGTAATAATAAATTTCTTCAATGGTATCACCATCTGTTAGATTTTTTGTTCTATATATCTTTCTAGCAATACAACCATCTGGTCCTAGTGGAACATTCTCTAAATAAATAGCAACTCTACGATCATTAAAAATAGCATAAGCTGGGGCGGCGTTACTGAATGTTTCCCAATAGGTATGTATTGATGCAGAAGAAAGAGGACTTTCAGAACCATTATCCATTATGAAGGATACTTTGTAGCGATAACGATTTTCGTCAAAAGCCGTAGCAGATCCTACGCCATAACTTTTATCCATGTTAAATGAATGTGGAGTAATTGGAATAACAGTCTGATCTGCAATAGCAAAGTTTAAACCATCACCATTTACTCCCCAAGGAATTGGTGGATTTGGTGCTTCAAGAAATCCTAATGTTACAGCTTTAACGCCATCAAATTTAAGTGGTCTTCCATTACCTGACAAGATAACTAGATTTTTTCCAATAGGATTGTAGTGGGTGTAGAGTTCGTCGTTAGCTTGTACTGAGCGTTGATTATCTACAACAGCATTTTGAAGAGTATTTCCTTTCCAATAATGTAATTTCATATTTGCATTAGCATCAGCAGGAAAAGTTTTTGTAACTATATCAGCAAATGCTTGTTCATATAGCAGCCAAGACTTAGCGCCCTGATGTGTGTTCCAGAAATAAACAGAATTTACTGGACCACCATTTTGAAATCCAGCCCAGTTAGATCTTTTTTCTACACTTGGAACAAGACTTTCGTAACCAATACGATTGTCCCAACCTTTTGATTTTACATCTACAGTCCAGTTAACAAGTTTAAAGCTGGAGTTTTCAATTGGCTGCAGACCTTCATCAATACCAAGGATCTCTTTATATTGTGGTTTATTGTCGGTTTGCATTTATCCTACCTTTGTAAGCTTGGATGCGTAGCGATAATCAAATAGAGCTTTTCCAGGAGCAAAGCCTGATTTTACATGAACTGAGTTTGCTTCTGTAAGCCAACGATTTTCTAGATTAAGGTATTCTTTATCAGCTTTTTCTTTGTACATTTTTGCTTGATTTAGATTATTATGTTTTATAAATGCTTCTTCGCAAACTCTATAGACAAGATACTTATGACCAGAAGCAGGTACGTCAGGGCAATCCTGATCATCTACCAATCTTTGTGGACGATAAAGATAACGAAGAGTAATCATATAATCGTTATCTTGTCTTGGGTAAAGACGAATGCGCTGATAAACTCCACCAGCTTCTGGAAGTGGTTTGGCGTTGGTCAACATTTCATTATAAAGAAAAATACTTCTGCTAGTTACTGTCTCTGGAAATACTTCGTCTTCAGTTGCGTAGAAGCGATCAGAATTTGGAACACGAATGTAATAGCGTTTATACAATCCATCATATACATCTGATACTTGCATATTGGTAATGTTAACACCATCTTGTGTTACAGTGCTTGGAACAACTTCATCTGAGATTGGTGATGGTGCGCTTTCCCAAGGAACAAGTGACTGACGATCTCCAGGGCCAACGTTAGGTAGAACGTTTTGTGCTTGAACGTGTGTATAGCACACCTGATATTTTCCAGCAAAAGGTGCTCTTAATCCAGCAATAACAGGACCAACAGTAACTGTAGCAATTGGCTCAATCATTGGTGGCTTTACGTAATAATCCGCCTCAGGAATATAATCTGTAGGTCTTCCCATCTCGTCCATGTTAATGGCATATTGTTCTTCCATGTACTTAGGCATAGGCGCAAATGGCCTTAGATCCGCTTGAGCGTTCGTACCTACAGTTTCCCTTATGCCAAGACCTAGAATGGCTACACAGTCCTGTGGAAGCGTAATGTAGCGGTGTTTAAAGGTACACTTGATATCAGCGTTGGAGTTTCCAATACGAGGGGTACGTTCGTAAATTGAATTTAATCTTTGCTGGTCTTTATCCATACGCTGGAAGTAGACACGGCATTTTGTGGCGCTATTTCCATCAAGAGTTATATTAGTAATCCAATAATCTGCTGGAACATTTGGCAGAGGATCAGATCCAACAAGTGTAGTGCCAGATGTAATTGAAATAATACATCCAGCAGATAACCAGTAGGGAACATCGGCTTGAGGACAAACTACATAGGCATAATATCCACCAGTACCTGAACCTATAGGACCATTGAAGTCATTGAATAGAGTAATCTGAGATCCTACAAGAGCATTTATGGGAAGAGTTACGTCACCAAAAGCATGAAGCTTAATTTCTTTCTGAGCCCACTTCCACTTCCGATCTTCAAACAGTGAAAGGTAGATGTCATTCAGAATAGATCTTATTTGCTCACGATATTCGGGCACATCAGGATTATAATCTAGGATGTTTCCTACTTCGTCTATGAGTTTGCCTAAGTTCATTCGTATAGTTCCTCTATATTAAGCTTTTTATTTTCTTTAAGGGGCCAACAAGAGAAGACATCATTTACTTTCTTGTTGGTCTTCCCTTGTTGGAACTTTAACTTTACTAAACTGAGCGAAGCTCCCGTGGGGCGTTGCCCCGTGTAGCCTGCTACACAGTATAATAGACATGAGATTAGCGATTTGTCCAGTTGTCCAAAAAATAATAAAAAGAAAAGGGACCACACCATTTTCAGATGTGGCCCCTACTGGGTTAACCAGCTTTCTTAATTAGGACCAGTTGGCTCTAACGTAGACAGTGCGAATTGCAGTGCCAGCAGCAGCGGCGAGAACGTCTACAAGGAAGCCACAGACTGGAACAAGAGCGCCAGTTGTGATTGCAGCCGAACCAGCGGTGTTGCTGATTTGTAGAGCGTCACCAACGTTGATACCTGAACCGCTTTCTGTAACAGAAGCTTCGCACATACCGCGAGTAACAACCTCGACCCTAGCACCAGCAGCAGCTGCGGCAAGTGCAACACCCACAACAACAGAGTTGAGTGAAGTGACACCAGTACCAGCGCTACCGTTACCGTCAGCAGGAGCAACCTTAAGGGATTTGTCCCCATCGCTGAGAGTTGTGGTAAGGTCAAGAGCAACCCATTGACCAGCAGTAATAGCGGAAGAAGCAATGAAGGTTTCTTCTACTCTGCGGTTGGATACAGAAAGACCAACGGTTGTACCAGCACTGTCAGTACCATCTAGGTATTGAATTAAAGATGAAGTAGCCATGATATTATGTCTCCCCGTTTACAAGAATGCCTTGGCAGGCAAGGTGGTCAACTACTAGCTGTGCTCTGGTCATGATTTGTGCGGAACGTGAAGCGTAACCACTTACATGCTCAAAGTCTGAAAGTTCAAAGTTTGCGTCTTTGTCAATAACAAGCTTGAGGTAATCAGTATTGAGGAAGTAAGCAGAAAGATCATCAGTACCAGAAACTGGATCAGTAACAGTTACGGGTAAGAATGGATCTACATACATCATAGCCCCGTTAAAGGCTAGGGCGAGACGACCTCCGTCGAGTACTGTCTCTTTCAGGTACATCTCCTGTGCGAACAGAAGCTGCTTGTATGCTTTGTACATGTTAGGTGAAGAGAGGATCAAGTTAGGAGCAGATGTTGGGCTGAAGATTTGGCACTGGATATAGAGATCGGTTAGATCGGCTATTGAGAGGGTAGTGGCAGCATCAGTACGTTGGTTCTGGTAAGCAGTTGGAAATGAAGTTTTGGAAATACCACCAACAGTGTTGGTGCCAGATCCAAATGCCTGATTTTCAAAGAAGCCAGTTGAGAGTGCTTCACCATTGAGAGTGCTCATATCGGTAAGAACAGCTGAAGAACCTGCAATGGCTTGCTTCTCAAACTCACGTTTGAGCATGCCCATTACGGACTTAAGACGAGCTTCAGCAATCTTTACAATTGCCCTGTCTCCTTTGTTAGCTAGCTCCTCGACCTTAGTGATCACTATTGGCGCGACAAAAGAACAGAAGTTATAGCTTGCATTTCTCATTGCGTCAGCGACTGCGAGGGATACAGGCTCGTAGCCTGTGGAAAGCTGAGTAATGCTAGAGTGCTCAGCGAGGATTAGTGGTCTGTCAACGGTAGAACCACCGTCGACTTCCTCAACTCCACCCTTGGAACGAATGTGCTCTAGAAGAGGAGTAGACCTGAATAAGTTGTCTACTTCCTGATCCTTCACAATCCGAAGGGTTGAGGAGAGAATATCATTTGAAATTGCCATTTGATGTCTCCTTGAAAATTAATTGTTAACTGACTTTTGGTAGAGGGTTTATAAAGTTTGGGTTATCCTTGCGGGTCCGTTTGTTTAGAAATTTCTTCCATCCTCGACCAAAATGGAGATCTCTAATATATGTATTTTTTTTTTCTTTAGCCCTTTGATGCCTTTATGTATTCATAAATTGCATATGAGCCTTGCTTCTTAACATGATCTGGAATGTTAGAGCCAGAGCCACGATTGGCTCCACCAACTTTTAATCCATAATCCTGAGCAGCCTTTTTATATTGTGCTAGTTCCTGAGCAGCTTGCTTGCTTATTTCCGTAGTCTTCTGACCCTTGACCATCCAATATGCTTTTTCTAATGTAAGGGACTTATCTTTCATAAGTTCTCTAGCAATGTCTACTCTATAGGTATCGATGTCTGGGTTTTCTCTTTTAAAGTTTTCAAGAGCAATACTGCGTCTATTTACTTCGGCTTCTTGGCGCATTGGCTCAAGCATCTCACGCATACGCTTAGCTACTTCTTGCTGAATTTTTGCTTCAATAGATCCAGCATTAAACGGATCAAGCTCTACAGATACATCAGCTTGCTTTGCCATGCTATCATAAAAGCCGCTTTCAAGCAGGGCTTTTCTGTCGGCTTCTAATATCTTGCGCTGCTCAGCAATTGATTGAGTTTTCTTTGTATAGTCAGAGCGAAGATTTGCAATTATTTTCTTTGCATCATCTGGAAGTGCATCATAAACCTGATTGTAATTTAGACCTTTTGTTTCTGACAACCCAAAGTCTGGGGCGTTATCAATATTAACTTCACTAATACCTTCTTCGCGTTTAGCTGACTGAGCTGACTGAGCATCAGCTTCTCTTGCAGCAGCGTTGTCTCTTGCCAATTGTAATGCCTTGATGGCATCTGTTCTCATCGTAGCTTGTGAACTATTTCCTACAGATACTGGATTGGAAACAGTGGTGGAAGCTGAACTTCCTGCCTCTGCTCCATTGTTCCCTGAGGGAGTTGGAGAGGAGTTTATGTCTGACATTTTTTTAGGTTCCTTTTTTCTTTGAGTTAATTTTCTTCATTGCCTTCGCTAAATGACCACACGGAGAAGTCGAAGGCACCTTCTTCGGTTTTATAACTCTTTGAGTAGAAGCATAGATATCATTGCTGACAGCCATTAGCCCATCCTACTCGCCATCAAGCTATCCATTTCAGCAGGAGCCATTGGAGGAGCGGCTGCAGGAGTTTCAACTTTAATTTCAACTTCAGTGCTTTCAGTTTCAGTAGCATCTTTTGGCTTCATCTTTAGAAACATAGTAAAGTCACGGTTCTTTGCAAGGAGAATAAGTTTACCAGCAACCATCTCAATGCCACGATCATCAATCATGTCATTAAGTGATGGAGCTAGATCAGGGATCTGAGCATCTTTGGTAGCCTGATTAATCATAGTAATTGCTTTGATTATTTCTACAGGAAGTTTTCCAACAATATCGACAGACTGCATGGGGATCATTGGTAGACTTGGATCAAATAGTGGAAGAAGCTTATTGAGACTGTCAACAAGAACATTCAGGGATCTAGCAGAATACTTACCATCAGGTGCTGCCATCAAGCTTACATCATCTACTTCAGCATCGGCTTCAGCAGCCATACCCATTGCTTTTTCTTCTTCTGGATCCATTGGTGCTTCCATTGGACCGAGTGCTTCTAAATCTGCTATAGCCATTTGTATCTCCTACTATAAGTTTGTTTTTTTTTAAATACCAGAGTTGACTTCGCCATCCAGTAATCCCCTAGATTTAAGGGCATCTACCGAATAAGCTTCTGTATAAGCTTTAGAAAGATCTCCACCCTTGGAGACAACATCTTTAAATACTTCCATATCTTTTTCGTGCTGAACGTGAACAGCACATTCTTTTTCTACAATGTTGTCAAGATAAGAAACTCCACCAAGGTCTGATGCGGCGACAAGTCCATTGGCTCGGATATACTTTTCTTTTTCCATTGAGTTATTGAAGTGTCTTCCCAAAGAACGGTCGAAGCCGCCACCTGTATCTCCCCATCTACCTGGAGTTTTTGCTGGTGCAGTGACCAAGGGCTTGAGCCGATCATCACAAGTAGAGCAATATTGAATATCTTTGTTCTCATATTTACATAACCTTTCTGATTGTTTCTTACAGGTGTAACACATATAGTCATAAACGGGCATTTATCTTAATCCTCCTGGGAGTAATGGTGCGATGGATTGTGCTGAGGGATTTCCTGCCACCTGTGTGGAGGTTGGAAGTGGCTGAGGAACTCCTTGTAATCCTGGTACATTAGGAATATTTGGGTCAGTTTGAGGAGCTTGAGCAGCCATTTGCTTCATCATGTATTGCTTAATTGCATCAGCCTTAAATGTTTCTGGAAGATTTAATACTCTAACAACTTCATCCAACACAAGTTCTTTTGGTACACCCAACTCAATAAGTGTAGGAATATTATTAAGAAGCTGTCCCTTGATCAGAGCTTCAGACATTGGAGTGGATGAACTGTCGGAAGCATATACTTGGAAGTCTCCCATGATATCTTCTACAGTTACAGACTGCAATTTATTATTGATATAAATTAGGGAAGTCTCTCCTTCAGAAAGATACAGACCAAGAACTTGGAAATAAGATTTTGTAAGAGCTTCAATAACACCATCACGCTCTCTTGCAAGTCTTCCGATTTCTGAGGAAGTATAAGCAGCAAGAGCAGCAGCTTCGGTAGCAGAAACTTTAGTAGCTTCTCCTCTGGTAAAGGGAGCCATGATTGATCCCTTATCTTTATCTGCAGTAACGTGAGCATAATAAAGATCCAACTCTGGAGGAGTGGGGTTCTGAGGAAGAGGTTTAATTATTCCATCCATATTCTCTTCTTCAATCTCAATAAAGATACCATCAATACCAGCTGTAATCTGAGCCATCTGGTCAGCATCAATGGAACCTTTCTTTACAAGATACTGACGAGAAGCTTTACGTACAGCATTTGCTTGGAAGGAACGGATAATATTCATTTCAAAGATTTGGTCGTAGACCCTCTTCATTGCTGAGTATCCCTCAAGAGGAACATCAGGAATATGATTAAAATAAAATGGAACTATTGGAATGGCTGACTTACCATCCCAAGATTTAAAGGGAATTCCAACAGGAGACTTCTCCAGTATTTTGTTTTCTCTCCAGTTAGGGGAATAGAAAAGAAGTTGATCATCCGCCATGTCGTACATCTCAATGATTTTTATATACTCAAAAGTAGAGGATGGTGTTTCGTAATCTTCTGTTGCACCTTTAGAAAAATATTCAGTAGATACTTTTGACATACCAACCCAATCTTTCTTTCCAAATCTTGCATCGGCTTCTTCGACAGTCATGTAATAAATATGACCAACAAATTTCTGTAGATCCCAACGGCTAGCATCATAGTCTAAGATAACTTCCCAAGGAGGAATAGCAACAGGTAGAACTTTCTGTAGAAGAACATCGGAGACAGCAGGAATTAATTTAAGAAAAGAATGGGTGTAGATCAAAGCCATACGTGATGCTGCTTCAATCTCATGACGAGACTTCTCTAAGAATTCATTTGCAATAAATCCAGCCTTAGCTGCATTACCTTTATTCTGTAGACCTGACTTAAGGACAACAGCTGGATGCTTAGCAAATAAGCTAGCCATATAACTTTCTATAAAGTTATAGCCTTCGGATACTTGTACTTGCAACTGTGTATCCCTGTATGGAGATACTCCCTGTTCATCCCAGAAATTAGTTTCATAAGCTGCCTTGAACCTACGCATTTCTTTGCGATGCTTCTCCCAGTATTTCTCATGGTAGCTTAGGATATTCTGAATTGTCTTTATGTTCATTATAAGTTCCTATAATTAGTTTATTTTTTTACCAAGGTTTCTTCTTACCATAATCATATCCTGTAGGCTTCCAAGGCAGAGGGGCAGTAGCAGCCTTAGTACGCTTCAGGAGCTTCCACTTATCTATAGGATTATCTCGCGCCTCGGTCCAAGGTTCCTTGCCTTTAATCCCCCAGTAGGCTAGCATGGTAGAGAATAATAAATCATCATGAGATCCATCTGGGTGATCAGGTCTACCATTGGACCAGATGCAAGTTTTAATCTGGTCCAGTAAATCTCTGTCCATCTGTACAATGATACGGTCCTCAATTATCTGTTTCATATTTTCGAATAGACGGATACGTGAAGCACCAGTAGTAGTAAAGGGTTTACCATCCCCAGTTTTATATAGAGCTTTATAACCCCATTCCTTAAGTGCTTCAATGACTGCACCACCATAGGAATTTCCTTCAACAATAACCTTGGCATTATTATATTCCTGTGCTACAGTAAGTATCTCAGCAGCCCAGTTACGTGGAGTAATTACATTAGATAATTTATGGAAGACGGGTTGCATAGTATCTATATGGATAACTGATAAGGCTGAGTAATCTCCACCTACACCAGCGGAAACATCGACACCAATAATAAAACGATCACTATCATTATGATCACCTTTATATTTTCTATCTTCTCTGGTCCCAAGATTAACTCCTTTAATTTCCTCAGCTGCATCACCCCAGAAATAAGATGTAGTCTTACCACTACGGAAAGCTTCTTCTATAGTCCTAGGATATTCTCTAATAAACTTATCCATACCTAGCGTACCGATCTGCTTTCTACGCCAAGAGATTTGACCATCTGTTAACCCAGATTTCTTTAGGGCTTTTTCTTCCTCTGTTAGTTTACCTGTTGGATCAGTAGATGTATAGACAGAGTGAATAGTCCAGGGAAAGAAAACTACCTTCCATTCATTCTTACCAGCTAGAGCATCGACAACTAATCTATTAAATAAATCTCCTGCCATGTTAGGAGAACTTTCAATAACTATTTGTCCATCACCCACTGCAGCAAGGATTGTAGCTAAAGTTTCTTCGGGGTTCTCATAGAAAGGAAACTCAGATAGATGTGCCATAGAGAATACATAAGATCTTGTACCACCTTGAGCACCAGCAGTAAATGCTTTTAATTCTGCACCTGAGGATTTAGATCTAATAGTCTTAGCTGTAGACTTATCCATAAGGGGTTGTAAGGCCCTAGGTAAATTAGCTAAAAAGGTTTTATCTGTGTTATGTAAATTCTCTGCAGCTTCTCTCGTATGACAAACTACCCCAAGCTTTAAAGGTTGAGAAGCTCCTAACCATTGGGAGAAATGCCAAGCTCTTACTAAGGTAGATATGCCTAACTGTCTAGCCTTAACAACCAAGATCCTATTATGCCCTGATGATAGTGTTTCGAGTAGTTCTTTCTGGGCTTCATTTAAATCAAAGTAATTTAGTCTGGCTTTTTCTTTATTAAATATTGTAAGAGCTGGGATTAGATCTTGTGGATCCATTAGGCCTTCTTAACTATTTTAAGTGGAGCTCTGGGACCTGTACCATTGCCAACCATATCCATTTTATTCTTTGAGATATGATCTAAGCGATGTTTAAACTCATCTAAAGTTGTATCTCCATTCTGCTTAAGTGTAGCCTCATAAGCTTCTAATTTTTTAAGAGCAATTCTGGCTTCCACTATCTCCACTATAGTTCTAGGTGTAATCTTCTCAGTAAGAGAATGACTGCCTTCAATTTCCAACAGACAAAGATCTAAGAAGTATTTAAGTACCTCGGAATAATTATCTGCACGGGCTGCTCGTCTAACTTTTCTAACTATTCTTTGTCTACGAGTGTGACGAGAAGGCTTTGGGGTTACTGGTTCATCTGACATTTTATTACCTCTATTTCTTTTTTAACTTTTTGAACTCTTTTCCAGGCTGTAGAGAGAGAAACGCCCAAAGAACGGGCTAATGTCTCATACTTTTCATCTTTTAAATAAGTAACTAAAATAACTTGGCTATCTTTTGAAAGAGATTTTAATACTTTCATTGCTTGATCCATCTTAAGAATAAGTCTTTGATCTTCCTCATCTGTTAGGTCCACGCCATCTAGTCTAGCTATCATTTTATCTTCTTCATTCCCTTCCATGTTCTGTGTTTGTATGTACTCAATGAACGACAAATCCTTCTGCAAAAGCACTTTGGCTTGCCAGTCTTTGTTATTCATTTTTATTCTTTTCGTGCTCATCTATAATATGTATTATTTCTTTACACTTTATGGATATAGCATCTGTTATCTTATGTATCTCTTCTACCTGCTGAATTATTTTATCCCACTTTTCATTCATTCCTTCTAGACTTCCTTTTAATTCTTGAGGGGAGAGGTTCAGGTGCTCTCTCTGTAGCACCTCTCTCGGCTGGTATGGATTGTTCCCCATTGTTGGAGGGTGTATCTTTGGTAGGTCTTTGTATCTTGCCATTTTGTTGCTCCCATTGTTTTAGTGCTTCGTTTAAACTTTTATTACCTAACTCTTCGAATAACATTCTTAGTAACCAAATCTGTTTATCGGTCAGGTGGTTCTTCTTATCTTCTATGTTCATCTTCATTCTCCTTTTATATTTCCAACAAAAACTATTAACCCGCTTTATTTTGTTTTATCTCCTTTGTATCCTATACTTGAAATGTAGTAGATATGGGATGTTCTGTAAGAAATACTTTATATTATTTTCAGCACCCTAATCTTTCTTGTTGGAAATATTCTCTTAACTTAGCGGGCGTAGCCCCCAAGGAGCTTCGCTCCCTCGTAGCCTCTACGAGTATAATAGACATGAGCGTAGCGTTTTGTCCAGTGGCCTTAAAAATAGTCGAAGAAAGTTTGGGGCAGGGGTGGACAATCTACTACTATCGGACTATATAGTATATGGAGAATAGAAATGCATACCGAGTTTAAGCCGTGGCTGGCTGACCGAACATCTTGCTACCAGCACATCCAAGAATTTATAAAATATTCTAATGCTGGAAAGATGTTCAAGGGAATACTAGAAGAAGAGGTAAGCGACTTAGCTACCGATTGTTGGATCTGGATATGGGAAGGTTCCTGTACCGCTAGGACTGCTGTGAAGGAAGCTTACGGGGATAACCTAGTACTAGGCTGGGATGGTGACAAGATGGCTAGGATGACCGTTAAGGTGGCAGCAACCTACTACCTACGTCAGCGTGGCACAAAGAATAAAAGAACAAAGAAGTTCAGAAGAGAAGTTTATCAGGAGATGTTAATGGATGCTGATATAAAAACCACAGGCGAGAGAGTTGAATTAGATTTAGCCAAAGAAGAAAAAGTTCTTATGCTATGGAATGCTGGAGAACTTTCCACCGATGATGCTATGGGAAGACTTCAACTATCATCTCGCCAATCTCTTTACACCCGCTTTGAGCATCTCGTTCAGCGTCTTAAGAAGGAGTTGCTACCTCATAATACTGCCGAATAATCTCTAGCAGATCTTCCATCCACGCTTCGTCGTAAACAGGGAATGGATCAGTTAGGCGATACGTTAACATAATAGAGGCTGCAGCAAATAGCTCAGCCTCTATTCTTTTTTTATTATCTTCAGGAAGAAAAGCTGGGTGTATATTATCCATTGTCGTTAAGGTAATCAATAGCTTTCTGTAAGATATCTTTATCATCAGAAAAATGTCCAATACCTATATTACAATTAACACATAATATTCCACGAACTTTTCCAGTCTTATGACAATGATCTACAGCAATTGTGTTTCCTCTATATGGAATATCTATTCTACAAATCTTACACTTAGATCCTTGATCTTGATACATCTTATCAAAATCTTCTATTGTAATATTATATCTTTTCCATAAATCTTTTCTCCTATGGAACTCTGGATCTTGTAAGTGTCTACGTTGCCGATATTCACGATCATATTTTCTTCTTGCTTCTAGATCTACTTGTGACATAAGGCCTCCATAAGATGCCGATACCTTTCCCCCTTGACAGATCCTACTACTTGTAGAAAGTTAGAAAAAAAACTTCTAACTTTAATTAGAACTACTAATTAATTCTACAATACTAGGAGTATCAAATGTCATTCTTTAAAAAACAGTTACCTCAATCTAATCGTGTCATAGCCTGTACCATAGCTCTGATGAAAGCGTATCACTCATCGCACTGTACAGCTAATGATCAAGAACCAACAAAGGAAGATCCACATCCAGTTGATATGTTTCAGCACACTAAATCTGGAAAGATTATTAATTATGAACTCAAGCGTGAGGGCAGATCCAGACAGACAGGCAATGTCTTCTTAGAGTTGAATGGATTATCCGCAGCTTATGCTTGTGGTGCTGAGAGATTATTTATGTGGATAGATTATTCTCAGAACTATATTGATGTAGACCTTGGCGATCTGATCACTTGGCTACAAACTCAGACCGCCTACTACAAGGGCAACGCTGGTGATGCAAAGAAGTTTGGATACAATAAAGCAAATCCTGGCTGGGCAATACCTGTTAGAGTTCTGTTAGATCAGACACCAAAGCTTGACAAGACTGTGGGAGATCCTGACAGCAAATTCTGCAAAGGCTTCGGCAAATACTTCTGGCACGAAGGCGATGAGACTTGGGCTGCTGTCAGTAAAATGATTAGATAAAGAAAAACCCCCTAGATTTACTAGGGGGTTGACTATTTTATAAGTTCCATATTCTTTCTTCGCTCATCTGGACAATCTCAAACCAAGGGCCTATGTTTTTTGCTCCTCTACTTGTTCTAAAAATTTGTCCATCTGATAATCTTTTTATTTCGTAATGCCAAAGAGGCCATCTTATATTATCTTTTCGGTCAGTATTCTTATACTTTTCTTTATGACTAATTGCTGATACAACTTCCCAATATTGTTCTTGGTCTGTATTCTTTATAATCTCACCTACATAAAGGTGCTGCTTAAATTTCTTGGCCATCTTATCCTCCATCCATATTGTACGCACCATCGCAGGGTGGGCATACAAATTTTGAAAAGAAAAAACCCCCTAGTAAATCTAGGGGGTTTCTTGGCTAGAGTGGTATCCTAGAAGTTAGGATCGTTGAAAGTAAAGTCACCCTCGTATAAATCCTGGAACCTTCCGCCATCTGCTTTATCTTTGCGGTTAGTAGCACCATCTATTTCAAGATACCAGTCACCCTTTTTGTTTTGAAACTTTCCTGTTATAGTTCCCGCTGGTCTTATATCAGTTCTAATTGACCTGGATACCTTTGTTCCAATTGGTGTCCAGATATAAACCCCATCCCTTCCAAATCTTTCGATGTTATCTTGAATGTACTCGCTTGCGTTCATCGTATCCTCCACCATATAGTACGCATCGGGCGGGGCTGGCGTTACAAACCTTGAAATGAAAAAGAAAAAACCCCAGTAGGTGGCTCTACTGGGGCTTCATCGGTATTATTTGGAGAATAATATTATGACGGGTCGGTTCGTAGGGCACCAAAGAATTATGGTGAAGATATCCTACAAAGATATAATACTCTAATTATCCGTTAGGCCAAGTCTTTTTTATGAATGCGTAAAGATTTTTTCCTGGGCATAGTGTTGCGCCTAAGTCTCGATGACCAACCACTTTAGCATCGGGATGTTTAACCTTCCATTCTTCTACAAGAAGTTGCAAAGATATCTCTTGCATTAATGTAAGCTTATCTGTTTCAAAATTTCCAGTTAAACAAACAGCAAGAGTTCCTTTGTTATGTCCTTGTACAGAAGCTGGAACAACATTTTCTTGCCTACCTACATGGAATAATCCATCATCAGTTATTACTTTATGGTAACCACAGCTACTAAAGCCGCGTTGGATGTGCCAAGAAGTAATCTCTTCAATAGTTGTTTCAGGCTTGGAGGCAGAGTGATGCACTACAATGTGGGTTATCTTTGTTGGTTGCTTCATGAAAGCTTCGATGCTATGTCTTCCGCAATTTCAGCAAGATCTTCTAGGAGTACAGCTCCTTCCTCTTTTGTTATTCCACCCTTAGCAAATTTAATTAGATGTCCAATTAGTTTGAATATTTTTGCGAGAGGAATTTTTGATATAACTTTTTCGTTCATGACTTCTCCGTTACTTTTTAGATTTATCGCCGACACAACGCCATTTCTTTCTGCTTAAATTATTTGGCGAATTAGGATTATTACGTTTGGCAGGAGACAATCCTTTCTTTATGCCGTTAGAACGGGCACAATAACTATCACCTTTCTTAGTTCCAGGCGCAGGGGTCTTTCCCTTCTGCCC